ACACTAAAGGGAAAATGACAGATGAATTCTATTGCGTAGTAAAGTTAGTGACGGGAGAAGAAATATTTTCTATTGCTTCTCTTGATACAGACCTTAACGGCAATGGAGTTGTCGTTCTCTGTAATCCCGTCATTATGAAAATAGTGAAGAGGGGATTAGTTTCTGGTGTAAAAGTAGAACCTTGGATGAAAATCCCTGATGAGGATATCTACACCATCAGCATGGATAAAGTAGTAACTATTACAGAGATCACTAATAAAGAGATTATCAAGTTCTATAAAAAGTTTCTTGATGAGACTGATGAAGATGAAGAGGAAGAAGAAGAGTCTCAACAAGTAACACCTGATAAAAAGATGGGTTACTTAGGAACTGTAGCAGAAGCTAGAAAGAGATTAGAAGAAATATATAAGCTAGAAATTCCCGATCAACCCTGACAGAGTTAGTCTACTTAAAAAACAGAGTTGTGTCAAGCTCTTTATTTGTGGTATAATATGAACATTCAGTCAGAGATTAAAAAATGTTATGCCTGCTAGAGAAAGATCAGAACATTACGTAAACAACAAAGAGTTCCTTGCTGCGATCGTTGAGTATCGTGTCAAGGTTCGTAAAGCAGCAGAAGCAGGGCAACCGAAACCAAGGATTACAAACTACCTTGGTGAATGCTTCCTGAAGATTGCCACGCACCTGTCCTACAAACCGAACTTTGTTAACTACATGTTCAGGGAGGATATGATTTCTGATGGAATCGAAAACTGTGTTCAATACATTCACAATTTTGATCCCGAAAAATCTTCCAATCCTTTTGCTTACTTTACGCAGATTATTCATTATGCGTTTCTCCGTAGGATTCAGAAGGAGAAAAAGCAACTAGAAATCAAAACTAAGATCATCGAGAGAACTGGATACGATCAAGTCATGGTCGTTGAGGATGGTGCAAATGGCACGTCTTCCGACTATAATAGTATCAAAGAAAAGATTCACTACAAGTTGAACCGTCAATGAAGTGTGCCATTATCACTGACCAGCATTTCGGTGCCAGAAAAGGTAGTAAGTTCTTTCACGAATACTTTCTAAAGTTCTACAATGAAGTATTTTTTCCAACTCTTGAAAGAGAATCTATCCGATGTGTCATCGATATGGGAGATACTTTTGACAACCGCAGGTCTATTGATCTCTGGTCTCTGGAGTGGGCTAAAAAGAATTACTATGACCGTCTGCGGGATATGGGAGTGGACGTGTATACTGTTGTGGGTAATCACACTGCCTACTACAAGAACACTAACGACATTAACACAGTGGATCTACTCCTACGAGAGTATAGTAATGTGGTGGTTATCTCTTCTGCTTCCGAGAAGGTAATCGACGGCAGGAAGATCATGTTCCTTCCATGGATCAATGATGACAATCGTCAAGAGACCTACAGTGCCATTGATAACAGCACTGCTGAGATTGCCATGGGTCACCTTGAACTGAACGGGTTCAGAGCACACAGAGGGCACGTTCAGCAAGAGGCAAGAGACGACACCAGACTGATTGGTAGTTTCAAGAAAGTCTTCTCTGGTCACTACCATACCCGTTCTGATGACGGCAAGGTTTTCTATCTTGGCAATCCTTATGAGTTGTATTGGAATGATGTAAACGACAGCAGAGGTTTCCATATCTTTGATACCGAAACCTTAGAACACACACCAGTGAACAATCCTTTCAGGATGTTCTACAACGTGTATTATGAGGACACACCGTACCAATTGTTCGATGCTACCGAATATTCTGGCAAAATTGTAAAGATTATTGTTCGTCAGAAGTCAAATCCCAAAGACTTTGAGAAGTTTGTTGACAAGATTTCTTCTGTTGCTGAAGAAGTTAAAGTTATTGAAAACTTTGCTCTAGAGGAGAATGATGACTTTGAGGTAGAAGAGTCTGAGAATACGATGTCTATCTTGAATCGTTATATTGATGAGGCAGAAACCGAACTAGATAAGTCAATCATTAAAAAACTTTTTGAGGCTATCTATAGGGAGGCTTGTGAAGTAGAGTAATGTTTTTACTAGCATCGGAAAATGCTTCTGGAGCATATGCCGTAGCAGATGCTGAAGGTGAAAACGTCCTCTTTCTTTTTGAGGAAGAGGATGATGCTGACAGATATCTGCTATTACTGAATGAAAATGGCACTAAGCACAAGAACTTATCTGTTGTAGAAGTTGACGATGAGCTTGCTTTAAAAGCATGTGACGCTTATAATTACAAATATGCTGTGATTGGTCCAGAGGACATTGTGATTCCCCCTAAAGAAAATGATTCTATTTGAAAAGATTACTTGGAAAAACTTTCTCAGCACTGGGGATATTCCAAGCACCATATCTTTTACAGACAATACCACAAATCTGATTGTTGGAACTAACGGTGCTGGTAAGTCCACTCTTCTGGACGCACTATGCTTTGTTCTGTTTAACAAACCATACCGTAAGATCAACAAACCACAGTTAGTAAACTCTACCAATGAGAAAGGTTGTTTGGTAGAGATTGATTTTAGGGTTGGTGGTAAGTCCTATACTGTTCGACGTGGCATCAAACCTAACGTGTTTGACATTCTTGTCAATGGTGAGATGCTTCACAAGGAAGCAGATGATCGTGCTAATCAGAAGATCCTTGAAGAGAATATTCTCAAACTGAACTATAAGTCTTTCACCCAGATTGTCATCCTGGGATCTGCTGGATTCACACCATTCATGCAACTTCAATCATCTCACAGACGTGAAGTGATTGAAGATCTTCTTGACATTCGTGTATTCTCTGCGATGAATAATCTCATCAAAGAAGATATCCGACAGAACAGAGAGACTATCAGATCTCTTGATATCAAGAAGAATGCTGCCAAGGATAAAGTTGAGATGCAGGAGAACTTTATCGAAGACTTGGAAGCAAGGGGGATGGAGACCATCAACAATAAGTATGAGAAGATCAAAGAGATTGATCTAGACATCGATGCCTTGATGTTGAAGAACAGAAAGTTGAATCATGATCTTGATGAGAAACAGGAAGAGGTTTCTAAGTTTGCTAATGCTAACAAAAAGTTAAGACAACTTGGTAACATTAAAGGCACTTTGTCTCAGAAGGTATCAACCCTTACTGAAAATCATAAGTTTTTTGAAGAGAATACGGTCTGCCCTACCTGTAAGCAGGGGATCGAAGAAAGTTTTCGCCTAGATAGAATAGTTGAAGCTCAATCTAAGCTGCAGGAACTCAAAGAAGGTTTCCAAAAACTGGAGGAGTCGATAAAAGAAGAAGAAAACCGAGAGCTTCAATTCACTAATCTTTCGAAGGAGGTTACTTCTCTAACGCATGGAATTTCTCAAAACAATACTAGAATTTCTGGACTTCAGCGACAGTCAAGAGATCTACAATCGGAAATTCAAACTATTACCGATCAGCTACAGAACAGAAATTCTGAACATGAGAAATTAGAAGAATACAGAGAAGGGCTCCAGTCTATTTTCAATCAACTTGCTAAGAAAAAAGAAGAGGTAAACTATCAGAGTTTTGCATACGATCTCCTTAAGGACGGTGGTGTCAAGACTAAAATCATCAAGAAATATCTCCCACTTATCAATCAGCAAGTCAATCGTTATCTTCAGTTGATGGACTTTTACATCAACTTCAAACTCGATGAAGAGTTTAACGAGACAATCAAATCACCCATTCACGACAAGTTCTCGTACTCCTCTTTCTCCGAGGGTGAGAAAATGAGAATCGATTTAGCCCTTCTCTTCACATGGAGGGAGGTTGCAAGGTTTAAAAACTCAGCAAATACAAATCTACTGATTATGGATGAAGTGTTTGACAGTTCTCTGGATGGATTTGGAACCGATGACTTCTTAAAGATCATTCGGTTTGTCATCAAAGACGCAAACATCTTTGTCATCAGTCACAAGACTGAAATGTATGACAAGTTCCAAAACGTAATCAAGTTTGAAAAGTTCAAGGGATTCAGCAAAATGGTCTCCTGACCACTTTTTAAACTGTCCACTGGAAGGGACCTTCGGGTCCCTTTCTTCGTATAATGGGTACATACGAATGGTTCCCGATGTCCTTCCAAGAAGTCAAAGGCACTCTTGCTAAACTGCTGGCAACCGAAGATCTCATCATCGAGCACCGTCAGGTCTCTACAGCATCGTTCGATGTGGGTCGTCGTCTCCTTACCCTGCCGATCTGGAATCGTGCTTCTGAGACCGTCTATGACCTTCTGGTAGCACATGAGGTAGGTCATGCCCTATTCACCCCCAATGAAGATGTCTGGGGTGTTCCTATGGGTTTTGTGAACATCACTGAGGATGTTCGCATTGAGAAGTTGATGAAACGTAAATATCCTGGTCTACCCAAGACGTTCTATCGTGGGTATTCTGAACTGCAAGATGATGACTTCTTCAGCATTGCTGATGAGGATCTGGATGCCATGAATCTGGCAGACCGTATCAATCTGTACTTCAAGATTGGTTCTTTTGTCAAGATTGATTTCTCTGCCGAAGAGAAGAAGTTTGTTGATCAGACTGCTGCAGCAGAGACTTTTGAAGAAGCAGTTGAGGCTGCTAAGGCAATCTTCCTGTACATGAAGTCTCCTGAGCAGGAAGAAGTTGATACCACTGAGTCTGGTCAGGAAGGTGAGTCTGATCGCATCAATGAGGAAGGTCAGGATTCTGAAAGCAACGAATCAACTGACGACAGTGATCCTCAACTGGATACTCCTAGTTATCAGAGTGGTGACAACTCTGGTGATGTTGATGAACCAAATGCTAAGAGTGGATTCGAAGATGACATTGAGGATGAACTGAAGACTCAAGATGCCTTTGATGAAAAGTTGTCTGGTCTTTGCAATGATCCTTCTGAGTATCGTTATATCTCTCGTCCCAAACTGAACCTTGATCGTTTGATCACTGATAACGATTACATTCATCGCAATATTGATTCGTGGTGGGATCAGATTGAAACTGAGACTTGCTTTGAAGAAGTCGATGCTTTCTACAATGACTTCAAGAAGAATGCTCAAAAGGAAGTCAACTATCTGGTGAAAGAGTTTGAGATGCGTAAGTCTGCTGATGCTTATGCCCGTTCTTCTACTGCTCGCACTGGTGTGCTGGACTGCACCAAACTTCACACCTACAAGTTCAACGACGATCTGTTCAAGAAGGTGACCGTTATTCCTAACGGTAAGAACCATGGTCTTCTGTTCATTCTTGACTGGTCTGGTTCTATGAATCAGTGCCTCTTGGCCACCATGAAGCAACTGTATAATCTGATTTGGTTCTGCCGTAAGGTCAATATTCCTTACGATGTGTATGCCTTCACTCTGGACAATCCTGGTTTCTGGACCAATCCAGATGAAGATACCTATGTCAAAGAGGATAGTTGCTTTGCCCTGCCAGAGCATTTCGGTCTGATGAATCTCTTCACCAGCACCGTCAATAATGCAACCTCCGAAAGGCAAATGCTAAACATGTGGAGGACCGTGTGTGCCATCTCTAGTGGTTGGAACAACTGGAAGGGTCGTCGCATCTATACTTCCTACCCCCAGCCTCCTTTCATGGGTTTGAGTGGCACCCCCCTTAACGAAAGTATCCTCTGCCTCTACGATATTATCCCCAACTTTACTAAGAAGCATAGTCTCCAGAACGTCAACTGCGTCATCTTGACTGACGGTGAGGCACAACCCCTTCACAGTCACTTCTGGTACAAGTATCGTGATACTGAAGGTGGTCGTTGGGGTGTTCGTGGCACTGACAATGGTCGCACTATTTTCCGTGATCGTAAGACTGGCACTATGGTCAAGTTCCCTTATGACTATTGGAAGTTCACCCAAACTCTTCTGGAGAATCTGAAACTCAACTTCCCGAATGTGAATCTGATTGGCATTCGTGTTGCTGGTAGTGGAGATGCCAAACGTATGGTTCGTATGCACTGCAACCATGACTTTACTAAAGTTGATCCCATTTGTGCTAAACTGACTAAGGAAAAAACTGCAACTCTTTCTGACACTGGATATGATGCTTATTTCTTGATTGTCTCAACTGCTCTGTCTAATGATGCAGAGTTCGATGTTGCTGATGATGCTACGAAAGCACAGATCAAATCTGCCTTCAGGAAGTCTCTTGCTTCGAAAAAAATGAATAAGAAAGTTCTTAATGAGTTTGTTAAGTTGGTCGCATGAACGTTATTGATCAAAATGATATCTTTAAAAAGTATGACTTTAGTTCCTTCATAACCGAAGAGGACGATAAAGAGGCATGTCGGATTATCAAAGATATTATTGATAATGGTAACTACTTTACCAATAGTCCCAAATATCAGACTAGGGAAAATCTCTTTGCCCGTTCTGAGGATGTGTGGTTAAAGTATAGGAATACATTCTTGGTTGCCTGTTTCACTTACCTTGGAAAAGAAGTCAGGGTTGGTAACAGGAAGTCTTGGAGTTTCATGACTAACCTAGAAGGTGCTGAGGATCGGGATAAGTTGTGGCATCACCACTGGTATCCAAGTCAAAAAGGCATGAAGATGCTTAGTGGTTTG